GATGGTTCAGTAAATGAAATAGCAACAGAAAAAAAATTAGATGGAGAATATTTTAAACACTATGCTTCTGATCTAGAAAAACAAACTCTAGTAGAAATTTATTTAGAAAACATAGAAGTAGGTGAAATCTAAATGGGATTGATACATACTTTTACACCACTAGGTGGTACAAAAATTTCAGACAATTTACAGTTCGGTTGCATACAAGGTAATACGGGTGCAGTTTTAGAAAGAACTACTATGCAAGATAATGTTTCTGGTGATTCTTTAGAATACGATACAGAAAGACCCAAAGTATTTAAACGACCCAATAGATTAATTCTATACAAAGGCACGCTTGATACTGAACAATCTTGGTCAAATGTTGGAGATATTGAAACTGCCGATATAGAAAGAATGAATACTTTAAACTCTAGTAATGCAATTAAAACAACATCGGGTTATACAGAAAGTAGTGTCAGCGATGCTATAACAAATAAAAAATTTACATTTACCTATGAGTATTCTCAAACATATAACACTTTATCTGAAAGACCTTATTTGTATGCACTAGCAGTCGACCATGCACTTATGAGAGCTGCTGTAGATGATACTAGAATTTTATGTATTTTAACGGATGGAGTCTCTTATGATGCGAATGTTTTAGATATACCAGTTGGAGGAACTAAAACAGTAAGTCAACAAGGTACAGAGAATTATGTGTTCTTTACTAAAGCTGCTTCAATAGGCTCAAACAACATAGCAGAAGCAACAGTAAAAAAATTAACAAGTGCTTCTGTAGATATAAAAAACGAAAGCACAGAAATAAATAGAATTGTGGTGGTATCAAAATAATGTGGAATCCTATAGCAATAGGTAAAAGTATAAACTTTCTTTTGACTGAGTTTGGAGAAGGTAATGATCTCAAACCAGAAACTAAAGATGAAAATGGTGTAGTAAGAATTAGCTACATATTAAGTTTGTATAGGGAGCTAAATATACCTTTTGGTCCAATGATGACTTTAAAAAATCGCAGGACTAAAAAAGGTAGAGATGTTTGTTGGGGTCGTAAACACAACGACCCAGATTATATAGAGTCAGTAGTCATTCCAAAACTTATGAACTTTGATTATCTTAAAAGTTTGCCAGCAAATACTATAGGTGCAGGCTACTATAAGATTGTTAAAGAATATGGTATCGAAGATTTATACAATCAAAGATTTTCACAAGAAGAAGCAAATAAATTTAAAGGTGCATACTCTTCCTTTGCAGAAGAAATAAGAGCAAATTGTTCAAGGCATATATTACTCACCCATGACAATTGGCATATATTAACTGGTTATAATACAGATACTTTAGGCGAGGCTTTGTTACAAACTATTACCGCAAGATGTTTTAATTTATATCAAGCACACTTAGTAGGATTTTTTGGTATGTTAAAAGTAGTCAAAGAAACTAAAAGTTTTTTACCCTTCAAAGCATGGCTCGAATGTCTAAGGTTATCAAAACAAATAGATAAAAGTTTTGTTTACTTTGGACCGCTTGAGTTCATTGAAAAAGATGTAAGTAAATTAAGAAAACAATTTAATATTGTAGAACCTAAAATTTATAATGAATATTACCAAAAATATAAGTTGGAACTTTCCAATACTAACTAAAATAAAAAAATATTATTTGAGTAATGGTCTAATTAAAACTTTAGGTTGGTTGTTGTTTATAGTTATAGGTACAAAAGTTTTTATAATTAATGGAGCAATAGTTTTAATAAATTTTTTTTTAGATGCAAATATTCCTTACGGACCAATATTATATTATTTAGGAGGAATAGAACTTAAAAGCATTTTTAGTTAAATTAATTTAAGAGGTATAAATGTTTGGTATTTTAGCTTTTGCTGAAGGAGCATTTGCAGAATTAACAGAGACAGGCAACATAGAAGTTTCAGCTACAGGTGTAAATGCAACTGGAGGCACAGGAGCAGTATCAGCTCAAGGCACAACTTTAATAATACCTTCTAGCGTTACAGCTACAACGAGTGTAGGCGATGAAACAGTTGTTATAAATGTTGCGATAGCAACAACTGGTCTAGCTGGCACTTCAGCATTAGGCGATGAAGTTGTTGTAGCTAAAGCTTTGATTGCAGTAACACAATCAGGTTTAGCATCAGCACTAGGTAATGAAATAGTTACAGGAGAAGCTGTAACAGGAGTTACCGCTACTGCATCTACTTCTACTTTAGGTGATGAAACTGTGACAGGCACAGCAAATATTTCAGTCACAGGAGTAGCTGGCACTTCTGCATTAGGCGAAGAAAGTTTAATTACTGTAAATGTGCTTTCAGTATCTGGCACAGAAGCAACAACCTCACTTGGTTCAGAAACAGTTATAGGTACTGCTATAGTTATTGTTACAGGACAACAATTAACAATTTCATTAACTAGCCCTATTGTTTGGGGTGAAGTTGATGATTCTCAGACATCAGGCTTTACGCCTGTAACAGATTCACAAACAGCAAACTGGTCAGAAGTATCTGATACTCAATCACCAAATTGGGAAGAAGTTGCATAATAAGGAGTTTATATGGCAAGTACATATGATAACGATTTAAGATTAAATGAAATGGCTACCGGTGATGGTAGTGGTACTTGGGGTGAAACTACTAACCTCAACTTATCTATGATTGCAGAAGCATTTTCATATCAGACCGAAGCTACTTTTGGTTCTGATGCAAATGTCACAGCTACTATTGCTGATGGAGCTAGTGACAAATATAGAGGTATGTATATAAAAGTTACTTCTTCTACTTCTTTATCTGCAAGTAGAGATTTGACCATTGGTCCTACTACTGTTTCTAAAGTTATTTTTATAGAAAATTCAACATCAGGTTCACAGTCTATTGTTGTCAAACAAGGATCAGGTAGTTCAGTAACTATTCCAAATGGCAAAAGTAAAATTTGTTTTTTAGAAGGCACTGGATCAGGAGCTAGCGTATATGATGGTTTAGACAAACTAGCTTTATCTTCTAATGTCACAATTAATGATGAAAGTCCTATAAGTGCAGGCAGTACAACTACATTTACAAATAAAACTTTTGATGCAAATGGCACAGGCAACAGTATTTCTAATATAGAAAATGCTGATATAAGTGCTACGGCTGCAATTGCTTTTAGTAAAATGGCAAATCTTACAGCCAGTAAAGCTCTACAATCTGATAGCAATGGCGATGTAAGTGCAAGTGGTGTAACTAATACTGAGTTGGGTTATGTGTCGGGAGTGACTTCAGCAATACAAACTCAATTAGATACATTAACAACTGCAGTAAATACAAAGACTACACTAGCTGCAGTTTATCCAGTAGGGTCTATTTACATTAATGCTACTAATAGCACCAATCCAAGCAGTTTATTAGGTTTTGGTACATGGGTAGCTTTTGGAGCAGGTAGAGTTCCTATTGGTATAGATTCATCCGATACAGATTTTGATACTGCTGAAGAAACAGGTGGTTCAAAAACACATACACTAAGTGAATCAGAAATGCCTGCTCACAGACACTTTTTATTTAGGGAAGTAAGTGTTGGTAATATTGGTGATACTGGTTCAACTCTTTCAGCAGCACATCATTATACTAATGCTGGTGAGGAACGTTATAGGATAAGAAAATCTTCAAGCACAAATCAATTTCTTGAGCCAGATGTAACTTTATCAGGTCAAACAGGTAGTGGTTCTGCTCACAACAATGTGCAACCATACATAGTCGTATATATGTGGAAACGAACAGCATAATGAGTAAAGAAGCTTTAAACAAAATAGAAACCCATGAAAAAGAATGTACTATTCGCTATCAAAATATTGAAAAGCGTTTAGACGAAGGTGCAAAAAGATTCACCAGAATAGAACTTTTAATTATTGGACTGTATGCTGGCATGGCTGCTATCGAAATAGTTTCAAGTCTTTGAGGATAAAATATGTATGAGTATGGTTGTGAAGTAGATAGAGTAGTTGATGGTGATACCATTGATGTTACGTTAGATTTAGGTTTTGATATTTTATTTAAAAGCAGAGTTAGGCTTTATGGTATTGATACTCCTGAGTCTAGAACTAGAGACCTTGATGAAAAAGCTAGAGGTAAGTTAGCTGCAAAATTTTTACAAGATGCTATAAATACTGCAGAACAAGTTGTTATCAGAACCGAACTAAAAGATTCAAGAGGTAAGTTTGGTCGTGTGCTTGGTACTGTAGTATGTGATGGCAAAGATATTAACCAAGCCATGGTAGATAATTTTATGGCAGCAAAATACTTTGGACAGAGTAAAGAAGCCATAGAAGCAGTACATATGGCAAATAGAACGAGACTAATAGAGTCAGGAGTTTTTACACCAAATGAATGAAGCAGTTCAATTAATAAACGAAGTTGGCTTTCCAATAGCTGCAGCCGGTGGGTTAGGATTTTTTATATGGAAACTTATAAATAGAATTATAGATGGTATGGAAAGCAAGATAGACACTGTTGATGACAAAGTGCAAGCACAACTAAATGCCTTAGAAGAAAGATTAGGTACTAAGTTAGATAGTCAACATGGCATATTAGTTGCTCTGATAGATAGAGTTAGAAGTTTAGATAACGAAATTATTAGACAAGACACTTTAGTAAAAACTATTTTAGGTGTACCACAATTAATTGATAGTCAAAAAATAGCCAAAGCAGAAAGAGATGACCAGAGAAAAGACTAAACATATTTTAGGAATGATTATGACTTATGGATTTCTTTTGTGTTTAGTAGTAATTTTTGCAGAAGGAATATTTGCTGATCAAATTACACACAAATTTAAGTCACCAAGTTTTAGTGGCAATGGCACATCAAGTCATTACTTGACTATAGAAAATCAAGAACATACTAGAAAAATGACTATCAAAGAAGAGCTGCAAGCATTACAAGATGCAATAGAACGTGATGCTCAGAACACTACTTTGGCTAGATTTGTTAGAAATTTAGAATCTAGAATATACGCACAACTTTCTAGACAATTAGTGGATAATCTTTTTGGTGAAACACCTATGACCGAAGGTACATTTTATTTAGAAGGTAGCACTATTTCTTACACTAGTGACGGCACAACAATAACTTTAACTGTATTAGACCAAGATGGAACAACGACTACTATTACTATTCCTGTCGGCTCTTTTACTTTCTAGTTGTAGCTTGTATAGAAATGTAAAAATTTTTGAAGAGCAATACGATACGAACAACGATCAGTCTGCAAGTGTCATAGGTATATTTTCTGATGAGTTATTAAATGTACAAGCTCCTAAACAAAAACCTGTAATAGCAGTTTATCCAAATAGTTTTACTGATCAAACAGGACAAAGAAAAAGCAACAGTTCTTATGCTTTATTTTCTACAGCAGTAACTCAAGCACCACAGGCTTTACTTATTAGAGCTTTAAAACATACTGCTGGTGGTAAATTTTTTATAGTAGTTGAAAGAGTAGGCTTAGATAATTTAACTAAAGAAAGACAGCTTATTCGTTCATCAAGAAACGAAAAAGAAAAAAAATTAAAACCATTATTATTTGCAGGAATAATTATGGAAGGTGCAGTAATTTCTTATGATACTAACTTGCGTACAGGAGGTATGGGTGCAAGATATTTAGGACTAGGTTCTAGTATAGAATATCGTGAAGATATAGTTAGTGTTAGTTTAAGATTAGTTTCGGTGTTGACTGGTGAAATACTTGTAGAAGTTTTGACTGAGAAAACTATATTTAGTTATGGGCAAACTCAAGATGCTTTTAAATTTATTGAACAAGGTACAGAACTTGTAGAAATAGAAGTTGGTAATGCAGTCAATGAAAGTCCAACGATAGCTTTGCAAAAAGCAATCGAAGGAGCAATTCTAGAAATAGTTAAGATAGGATATGAAAGGAGGTTTTGGTCTTATGAGTAACTTTTTAAAAATATATGTTTTATTATTTGCAATGACATCATTTGCAGATAACGAAATATATATCGATCAGTCTGGTGCTACTGCTAATTTAGACATAGAGCAACAAGGTAGTAGCAATTTAATAGGAGGATCAAATGCAGTAGCTGGCACGATGACAGCATTGGATTTAGATGGTACTTCTATGACATTAGATATAAATCAAATAGGTTCTTCTAATAAATTTTTAGGAGATATTTGGTCTGATAGTTATACAGGATTTTTTAACTTTGCAGGAGATAGCAATATTTTCAATATGCAAACTGATCCTAACAATACTTTTGGAGCAGATAATTCTAATGTAAATGTACAAGTTACTGGTAACACTAATAACTTAACTCTAAATCAAGCAACTGCAGCTTTAGCTTCTGCTTTAGATTTAGATTGGATTATACAGGGTAGCGGAAATTCTTTAACTGCTGGTATAGATATAGATGGTGCAACTAACTATATGAACATAGATGGTAATGACAACACTATTACTTACGATGGCGATGGTACAAATGCTAGTGCTAATGCTTACTTTCATTTAACACATACTGGAGGTTCAAGAAATATTGATGTCACACAGCAAAGCACACTTGCTAAAGATTGGTTACAAATTAATTCTACTGGTTCTAATGGTACTTTCTGTATCAACCAAAACGATCAAGGCACAACAACTTCCTGCCCTTGATATTGGAGATATATCAGAACTAAATGGCAATGCCGAAATAGTTAGAGACAAACCTTATACCGCAGAATTAGAGTTTGCCATTCAACAAAATGATCAAGCAGTTACCAAGAATGGCAGACTCGCAATAAAATTTTTAGATGATTCGCAGGTAAAACTTACAGAATATTCTGAGCTAGTAATAGACGAATATATTTTTAATCCTGATCCAAGTAAATCTAAAATGGCTTTAAAGTTTACATTAGGCACAGCAAGATTTATAACTGGTTCATTTAATAAAATAGATAAACAAAATATAAAGTTATCTACACCGACAGCAAACATAGCTATAAGAGGCACAGACTTTACAGCAACAGTTGACGAACTAGGTAGAAGTTTAATTATTTTATTACCAGATAGATTAGGTTTATCTAGTGGCGAAATAGAAGTGGTAACAGCTACTGGAAGCGTTTTGTTAAATAAACCTTTTGAATCAACTACTGTATCTGTTTTTGAGTCAGCTCCAACTAAACCTTTAGTTTTAGATTTGACGCTAGATTTAATTGACAATATGTTAATTGTCACACCTCCTAAAAAAAACAAAGAGTTAGTAGAGACCGAAACAAGCAAGCAAGATTCTGTTTTAGATTTTAATGATTTAGATATTGATTATCTTGATGAAGATTTTTTAGACACAGAAGAAGAATTAGAATTTACTGAATTAGATATAAATTTTTTAGATGTAAATTTTTTAGAAGACTTGTTAGATATAGTAGATGCTTTAGCTATAGCTGAAGAAGAAGATAAATTAAAACAAACTTCAGGAGTAAATATAGTTGGCACAGAACTTGGACAAGATAGAGACACACAAATAACTACATTAGTCACAGGACAATTTGTAAGTTTTCGTAGAAATGTAAATCAAAACCTACGCTTAGATGTAGATGGCAGTAATGCTTACACACTTATATTTGAACAAGATGGTGTAAACAAAGTAGTTAAAGTAAATGGAGGAAGTGATTCAACAATATCACTCAGTCAACAATAATGAAAAAATTAATTTATCCATTACTTGTGTTATTAGTTTTACCTTTTTTCTTTGGGTTATCTTTTATAGAAACTCTCAAGCTAAAAACTTTTGATGCTTTAGTAAAGGCTCAAGAGCCGTCAGGTAATTTTGTTATCTTAAATATTACAGAACAAAATGTATCCGATAGAGGTGGCTTTCCTTTTCCAAGACAGGACTATGCAGACATACATGCAGATTTATTAAGGAAAGGTGCATTAGGTGTTGGTTGGGTTATCGCATTTAGTGAACACGATAGATTTGGTGGTGATGAAGCATTTGCTTCGGTACTAAGTTTATCCCCCTCTATCCTTGCTATGTTTGAAAATAATAGTGGTAACTATCCAAAAACATCTGGCACAGTTTATTTAGGAGATGGAACACCTGCTAGCATAATGTCTAATGGAGTTGCAGAAAATATAGATATTTTAAAAAACTCTGCAGCACAAGGCATAGCAACAGCACCAGTAGATATAGATAATCTAGTAAGAAGAATACCTTTGTTGTTACAAACACCAGATGGATTCGTTAGTGCTTTTGGTACAGAAGTTTTAAAAACTTTGACTGGTGGCAAAACCTACATAATAAAATCCACAACAGCAGGTATAGAAGAAATTACTGTACAAGGTATACCTCCTGTAAAAACAGATACTCTCGGTAGAAAGTGGATAAGCTGGGTTAAGACTCCAGAAACAGATTTAGATAGCATGGAAGTATTTGGTAAGTTTGTTTTTGTTGGAGTTACTGCTAATGGAGTTATGCCACAAATAGCTACGCCAGTAGGATTATTAGAGCCTCATAAAATACAAGCAGCTCTTTCAGAATCTTTATTGATCCAAGATAGTCCATACATACCAGCTTGGAATATGCTTGCAGAACTAAGCATTCTTATAGTCTCTGTATTATTAGTTTGGTTTGTTTTGCAGTATGCAGGAATTTATCTAGGATTATTTGTGACTGGTAATATTTTCTTAGGCACTGCTATATCAGGGTTTTTCTTGATACAATCAGGTTTATTACTTGATGTTACTTGGACTTTAATATCTCAATTTATAACTGGCTCGCTAGCTTTTTATACAAAATTTAGAGAACAATATAAATTAAGACTACAAATTAAAAAACAATTTGAACACTATCTTGATCCTAGACAAGTTAAACGATTGCAAGAGAATCCTGATTTGTTACAACTTGGTGGCGAAACTAAAACAGCTACATTTCTTTTTACTGATGTTAGAGGTTTTACAGCTATGTCAGAAAAACTAAAACCAGAAGATGTTACATACATAATGAATAAAGTATTAACAGCACAACAAAAAGCAGTACAAAAACATGGCGGTATGGTTGATAAATATATTGGCGATGCAATGATGGCAATATTTAATGCACCATTAGATTTGCAAGATCATCCGAAAGCAGCAGTAGACTGTGCTTTAGAAATTGTAGAAAACATAAAAGCTTTAGCTATTGAGTTGCAAGCAGAACGATTGCCAGAAATAGCAATAGGTATTGGAATAAATACTGGTTCGGCTGCAATTGGTAATATGGGTTCAGAAAATAGATTTGATTACACAGCTATAGGTGATGCAGTAAATATAGCAGCTCGTTTAGAAAGTGCTACTAAAGAAAGAAAAGTTGATTTATTAATTGGTGAGGCTACTGAAAATTTATGTGGCTATAATTTAAAACCTCTAAAACCTATAGCGGTTAAAGGTAAAATAGAACCACTAAACATTTATACATATGAGTAAGATATTATTAGGAGTAGTTGGCATTTTATTTATGGCTTGTAGTTTTTTGTATTGGCAAAATTCTAGACTAGCAGAAATAAATCAAGCCTTTGAACTACGAGATAAAGAGCAGAAAGCAGCAATAGAAAGCTTGCAAAATGATTTTAAATTGCAAACAGAAGGTTTATTAGAATTGCAATCTAAGACCCAACAGTATGAAGCAGAAATGCAACGCTACTTAGATGTGTTTAAAAGACACGATCTAAGTAAGTTAGCTTTTGCAAAACCCGGTTTGATAGAACCCAGAGTAAATAAAGGAACTAAAGATGTATTTGAAAGTATTGAAGAGATCAGTCGTAATATTGATGTCCTTGATGATGGTCTACAGTTGCAGTCTAATACCGACTAAACAAGTAGAAGTAATAACAAAACCATTAGAAAGAACTATTGTTCAACCAATATTACCAAGAGAGATAGATTTAAAAGAACCTTATTGGTATGTAGTATCTACAAAAAACCTAGAAGAGTTTTTAGCATCTATTGAAAAAGATCAAGGCAAGGTTGTATTTCTAGCTATGTCTGTACCAGACTATGAACTAATGGCTTATAACACACAAGAGTTAAAGAGGTATATAAATGAACTTAAAGAAGTTGTGGTGTACTATCGAAAAGTTACCACTACTAAATCGGGAGAGTAACATGCACATATCACAAGAAGGGATTGCCTTAATTAAAAAGTTTGAAGGTTGTGAATTAAAAGCATATTTATGTCCGGCACAAAAATGGACAATAGCTTACGGCAGAATCAAAGATGTAAAAGAAGGTGATACTTGTACACAAGAACAAGCTGAAGCTTGGCTTGAAGAAGAACTTATTGAGTATGAGGATTATGTAAAAAAATTAGTTACAGTATCTTTAGAACAAAATCAATTTGATGCTTTAGTTTGTTGGACTTATAACCTTGGTCCAACTAATTTAAACGATTCGACTATGTTAAAACTTTTAAATGCAGGCGATTATCATACTGTGCCAAATCAAATGAAGCGTTGGAATAAAAGTAATGGTGAAGTCTTAGAAGGTTTAGTTAGAAGAAGAGAAGCAGAGGCTTTGCTTTTTGAAGGCGAAGCGTGGGAGACAGTCTAAATGCCCTTGGTTAAGTTTCAATTTAAACCCGGAATCAACAAGGAAGTTACTTCTTATTCAAATGATGGTGGTTGGCTAGATTCAGATAAGATTAGATTTAGATTAGGTCGTCCAGAAAAAATAGGCGGTTGGGCAAAAAATTCTCCTAATACTTTTGATGGTACTTGTCGTGCTATACATACTTATAAAGATACAGACTTAACTCATTACAATGTCCTAGGTACACACCAAAAATTATACGTCCAAGAAGGTGATACTTTTTATGACGTAACTGCTGTAAGAAATACAACTGCAGCAGGCGATGTTACTTTTGCTATTTCAAATGGCTCATCTACTTTAACAGTCAATGATACTAGTCATGGTTGCAACCCCGGAGATTTTGTTAGATTTAAAGATGCAGCAACTTTGGGCGGTAATGTAACTGCAGCCGTTTTAAATACTGAGCATCAAGTTTTAGCTAACGTCAACGCAAATTCATACACCATAGCACTTAGCGTAACTGCAAATAGTTCTGATAGCGGTAATGGCGGTGGTAGTACGGCTGGTCAATATTATATAAATGCAGGTCTAGACGAATATGTATCTGGTACTGGTTGGGGTGCAAGCACATGGGGAGATAGTACATTCGGAAGTACCAGTCCAGTAGCTGTAAATAGTCAATTGCGATTATGGTCAATAGATAATTTTGGTGTAGATGCAGTAGCAATCCCTAGAGGTGGTCCTTTATATGTTTGGCAAAGTACAAATGGTACGAGTGCTGGCACAACAGGTAATGGTTTTTTTGATGCTAATAGAAGTGTATTAGCAAGCTCTTTAGCTGGTGCTTCTAATTGTCCTATAGCTGCTTTTCAAGTTATGACTTCAGATGTAGATAGGCATGTACTTGCTTTTGGTTGTAATCCTATAGGTAGCTCAACTATTGATCCTTTGTTTGTAAGATGGTCTGATTCAGAAAGTTTAGTTGATTGGACACCATCTGCAACTAATTCATCCGGTGGAGTAAAATTATCATCTGGTAGTCAAATTATCGGAGCAATATCTACTAGACAAGAAACTTTAGTTTTTACTGATTCTAGTATTTTTTCTATGCGATTTGTTGGCTCACCATTTTATTTTTCTTTTAATGAAATAGCTAGCGGTATAGGAATGATAGCTCCAAAAGCTGGTGCTTCTGTAGGTAACATAGTTTACTTTATGGATGATGGAGCTTTTTATCGTGCTGCTGGTAATGTTGAAAGATTACAATGTACAGTCTTAGATCATATTTTCAGTGACATGAACAAAGGTGCTAAGTTTAAATTTTTTGCTGCTAATAATGTTGAACACAATGAAGTTATTTGGTTTTATGCTTCTAGTGCTAGCAACGAAATAGATAGGTATGTAACTTATAATTATGCAGAAAATGTTTGGGCAATAGGCACAACTAATGACAGCTTTACTCGTACAGCTTGGGATGATGCACCAACTTTAACTAATCCTTTAGCAGCAGGTAAGTTAGACAATACAGATAAAAATTATTTATATAACCATGAGTCAGGTAATTTAGCAGATGGCACAGCTTTTCCTGCTTATATAGAATCTGCCGATATAGATTTAGACCCTGCAGGTGAGCAGTTTATGTATCTTTCTA